GCAAAAGATTATGATATAAAACTGCAAGGAGATATGATTCTTCCGCTTGAAGAGAAGGTTGTTAAGACTGAATCTATGTCGAGGCAGAAAGCCATTACGATAAACGAAGTGAGAAACGAATTCGGCTATCAGCCCATAAAGAATGGAGATGTTCGAGTGGTATCTTTTACTGACATGGAGCTTCCGCTTGGTTCTGTTAACTCTGCACCAGCAGAAGCAAACAAAGCGTTGACACAAAAAAGTATTATACCAGTAAAAAAAGAAGCGTTCAATTATCCTAAATTTTACAGATCGCATTTGAATTTATTGAATAAAAGTTCGATAACTTTTGAAAAAGATATAACAAGTATTTTTGAAAAGCATTGGCGCGCCATGTTGATCGCAATGTCAAAGACTAAATCCTATAACGGGAAGTCAATGGCAATGAAAGATTTATTTGATATATACTACAACGAGGCAGGTCTTACAGAAGAGCTGACCGAAGCGCAGTTGAAGAACATGCTTGCCATTACTGATACAGGTATCGATTCGTATAAAAATCTTTACGGACTATCTGGTAATTTTGACATGACACACCAGAGAGCGGCGGATGTAATTAAAAAATCTGTTGCAAAATATACGAGCGAAATATCAAAAACGAATGTAAATGAAATCAGAAGAATCATCAATGATAATCTCGCATCAGGTGAGACAGTTGCGGAGCTTGCAAAAAAAATAGAGGATATATTGGGTGGTGATTCTCTGGCGCGTGGAATGCGCATAGGAAGAACCGAGACCAATATGGCATTGAATAAGAGTCATCTTTTGTTGATAGAAGATGCTGGATTTGGATTCAAGAAGTGGTTGACTGGCGGAGACAATGTTCGCAGTTCGCATCTCAATGCGGAAAGAGAAAATACACGCGTGCCTATTGCCGAGCCGTTCGTGGTGCGCAATGATGAAACAGGCAAGACCAATCTTATGTCAGCACCGGGAGACCAAACGGCAGATGTAGAAGAAGTTGTTTATTGTAAATGTGTAAGTGTGGGAATTTTAGAATAGGAGATAATATGCCAGAACTTATTTTCAAAAACATTATTGCCGAAGTGTCGGGAGAGGACAGAGACAAAAAGCAGAGAGATTATATCATCTCTTCCGAAAACGAAGACCTCGACGGAGACATCCTTATTTCCAAAGGATGCGACCTTGAGCTTTATAATAAAAAACCATTCATCTATTATAATCACATCACGAGCGGCCCCGATGCAAAACAGATAGGACGCTCGCTTTGGGTGAAAGACACAGGCGCGAAAATACTTGCGCGTGCGGAATTTAATATCAAAAATGCACTGGCTATGGAGATATACGAGTCAACACCTGATTATTATAACTCGGCATCAGTTGGATTTTTGCCTTGTAACAGAGAAGACTATGAAATCAGGGATTGCTCTTCGAGATACGGATCTATGTATTGGGAATGCGGCGAGAACAAAGGAAGACTAATAAAAAAATGGAAACTTATAGAGTGGTCGGTTCTCTCGGCAATACCAGCCAATTATGATTCGGACATTATCAAGTCGATAAAGTCGCTCAGGCAAAAGGGACTGGAACTCACGGCAAAAGAACTTGAAAAGCATATAACTATATTGCAGATAACAGAGGAGTTAAAATCCGCGAAAGAAGAAATAGCGGAAATGGTCGCTAAATTTGAAAAACAAAATGAAACGATTGATGATATTAAAAAACATATAGGAATTTTGATGCAGACTAAAAGAGCGAGCGAGTCTGTGGAAAAAGTCGCAGAGAAGATAGGCAATAATAATTCTGCCGAGAATTTAATTGCTGGAGTCTTTAGCGAAATGATCAAAAAAGAAATAAACAAGGAGTAAAACAAATGAAGAAGACAATGATAATCATTCTCTTGACACTTCTTTTCTGCATGACGGTTGAAGCGTCATGGATGAGAGATCAGGGAACGATAGAGCTATTCTCGGATACCGTGAAAGGCTTGGTTGATTCAACAGCAACGAAAGGTTCGTTCCGATCAAATTCTAATTTCTATCCGAAAAATATAAGAATCGCCGCATTCGTAGATACGCTGACAGACAACGATTCCTGCGACATCGATATAGAAATGGCCGTCAAAAATAATACAATCGGAGCGTGGACAGCATATACATTGATAGCAACCTTGACAACAGATTCTCTTGAGACTGTCAAGATGTATGATATTCCAGCTTTTGTGTCTGACAACATGATTGCATTTGACAGCCTAAAGTTTTTGATCGACGGAGATACAAATAACGATGCATCCGCAGGAGTCTTGGTGAATTTATGGCTTCTGTGGGGTGATGACGGTTATTAACAGTAAAAAAAACAAGGAGCAGAAATGAGTGAAAATATTGAAATCAAAACACCTACCGGAGACCCCGCAAAGGTCACAACGGAAAAAATTGAACAGATAACGCTTACAAAAGAGGCGTTTGAAGAGCTTACAAAAAAGCAGTTTGAATCTCAGAAGAAAGAACTCGAGGCACAGATAACAAGAGAAATCGAGCTGAAGTATGCAAAGACAACAGCTCCTCTCGCACAGATGCCTGACCCAATGGAAGAGGCAATCAAAGCCGCAGTGCTTGGATTCAAGGGAAAGGGTGAGAGGGAAGTGAACATAAAGGCCAACAGACCTATATATTCTTATCAGAAAACTCTCGACCCGCAGGCAATAGCATCAAATGGGGCAGGACTTTACACCGTCCCAAGTCATATCGTGCCTGAGATTTATCAGGTCATCGGAAACTACGGACTCAGAAGCGAATGCAGATTGATGATGTGGCCCGAAGGATTCGGAGACGGCTCATTCCCGACAATCACAACGAAGCCGACAATAGGCATCGGCGGAAGAGAGGATACAATATCCGATTCAAGAAACACCATCGGATCTGTCACCGTGACATTCTACAGGTTGTCAGTGATTTATCCGATAACCGAAGCATTGCTTGCGGATTCAGCGATCAGAGCGTGGTTACCGCTGATAATGCAGATTGTCGGCGAGCAGATGAGAAGATATGAAGACGATTACATCATCAATGGCAGTGGTTCTTCACAGCCGAGAGGTATTGTCAACCTTTCTTCTATCAACACCGTCTATCTTGGCAATGCTTCTGATTCGGGGAAGACATCATACTTGCAGATACAGCCGGAAGATGTGGTAAACTGCGAATCCGCAGTTGCGGACTTCACGGAGGAGGGTGCTTCATTCTTGTCTCACAAAGCGGTTCACAATGCAATAGTGACATCAAGAGATACACAGGGAAGACTCAACTATGATGCGCAGGTAATCAATCCCACAGCATTCGGTGTCGCAATGAAGAAGCATTCACTCGTTCCTCATACGGACGGAGCAGGTGCGGCAATCGGAGTTTACGGAAATCTTAAAAACATGCTCTTTGCGCAGAAGGGCGAAATGAGAGTCAAAGTTGCAGATCAGGCAACCATTGATTCGGTCAACCTTTTTGAGAAAGACATCCTCGCATATAAGTTCATTAACGATGTCGCAATCGTGTCAATGAATGATGATGCATTCGCGGTTTTGAAATGCGCAATCAGCTAAGAAAGAATAACAAAGTGGGGAGATTTCACTCCCCACTAAATAAACAAGGAGATATTATGCAAGAAGGAATCAAGGAATCAAAAGAAGAAATCAAGGACGATGGCTTGAGAACATACAAATGCAAAGCTGGAGTCAAGGGTGTGATATGGATAAGACATGCGGGATGCAAGGTTGTGGCTGGGACAGTCATCAAAATGAATCCCGAATATGCACCACTTTGGAAATCCGTGCTTGAAGAAGTAAAAGGAAAATGACACTTGACTTTTTAAGCGCATATAAGACCGATAAGCGGATATCTTCTACAACAGATGATACCCGCTTATCATCTGTCTTACAAATGGGCATAGGATTTATCGAAAACTGGTGCAATAGAAAGCTCGAGAAAATCTCTCGTATAGAAACCTTTACAGGCAACGGCGAGACTTTTCTTCAACTGCACGCTCTGCCGATTGATTCGACAGTCGCAATCGTGGCAACTGATGATGGCGAAACAATCGACTTGACAGATACCGACACTTATAAAATTGATTATACAAACGGAAGAATATATAAGCTCTCGGGCGGATTCTTTTCTTCCCACGAATCAATCATTATCACATACACTGGCGGATACACTACTACTACAATGCCAGAGACATTAAAGGCGGCGCTGTATATGTGGGTTTCTAATCACGATTCAAGAAACGGATTCAATACACTTCAAGTCGGGGAGTCTCTCATATTAAATAGAGATAGCGAAATCATGCAACTTTTAAGCCCTCACAAAATATACGAATGAGCATAGATTTTAAGGCGCTCAATAAAATGAGGAACATTGTTGCCTCAGTATCGGATAAGAAAATGAACGGATGCACAAGACGCGCCGTGAGAACGACCTCGCTTTGGTTGGTTGAATACATCAAAGAAAACAAACTGAACGGGCAGGTGCTCAATGTCAAGACTGGAAAATTGAGGGCTGGGATGACATCCAAAGAAAAGAAGACTGATGGAAATATTCGCTTTGAAATCACCCCGACAGTGAAGTATGGAAGAATCCATGAGCTTGGCGGAGTTATAAAACCCGTAAGAGCTAAAAGATTATTTTTCAAAGTCGGAGGTTCTTTCGTAAGCGTTAGTCAAGTGACAATTCCAAAGAGGTCATATATGCTCTCTTCAGCGAAAGAAACACTGGGAGACATGAATACTATTTTTGTAAGACGCTTAAAAATTGAAATAGAAAAGGAATTGAAGAGCTTATGAGTATAAAAAAAGATATTTTTGATGCGGTTTATACTCGATTGTCAACGGCGACATTCACATTTCCGACGGGGACAGGTTCGGTAACATATACCCCGCAGGTTATAAAAGGCATCGGGAATTATAATACAACTAAATTTGACATCATGTACGGAGAGGGTGATTCGAGATTAATTGAAGATAATCTCTGGGAAACAGATTTGATTATATTCGCTCTTTTTGATGCAGGAGAAAACATGGGACAGGTTGACGCTCTCCTATCCCTTGAGGAAATGGTGCTCTCTTTAATGTTGAGAGACCCTTCGAAAAGCTTGGGCGGTGTATGCTCGCACATCTATTGCTCAAGTATAGATATGATTTTAAACGCTGATGACCAAGTAACGATAAAAGGAAAACGATTTGTCTTTAAAATTACTTACATCAATCCAATATAAATAAGGAGATAATATGACGGCAAAACTTGAAGAAGTAAAACTACTCGGAATCGGATATGTTCTCGATCCAATAAACGAGAACGAGTTGGTTTCGTTTGATGAGTTTATGATTACTCAGGCACTTGAAAATTACAAGTATAAAAAAAGTGACTCGACAGATCAGGGATCAATTCCCATAGGAGCGGACTGGTCTTTCAAGTGTACTTTTAAGGGCATCAACGCGGCTCTCATGCAGAAGATTGTGGGCGGGACTCTTGCCACTACTGCAAACGCCGATATTCTGATGGAAGGCTCTGGTACTATTCCAGCGACAACTCCATTTACTGCAACGCTTGATCATATTCCTATCATGGGGTCAACGGAATATTCTTTCAGAATTTGGAAAATAGATTCCAATAGCAACATAGATTACTTTGAGCGAGTTACTGGAACTCCGACAACGGGTCAGTATGCAATCAGCGGAGCTGGATTAACATTCGCGGAAGCCGATGCTGGAATCTCATATTACTACAAAGGATATTATGCTGGCTCGAGTGACGCGTCTTCGATAACCATTGCTCCCACTGATGATCTGCCCGGGCCGCTTACATTCAAGGCGGTTCTTGTGGCTGTGACAAATGGAAATAAGAGAAAGAGTATTTCCGTTCTCATGAAAAATGTTCAGCGCACAAGTCCATTCTCTCTTGGAGGTCCGGTGCAGGAAATCGCGAAGTTCACGTACGAGGGCGACATCTCTGTTATTTCATCGGGCGACATAGTGATAAAGTTTCAGAATCCTTAATCGAAATTAAACAAGGCGGGGATAATATCCCCGCCATATAATGGAGGTATGAAAATGAAAAGTTATGAAGTGGACGGAAAAAAGTACAAACAGAAACCATTAACTCCCTATCAGCTCGTTAAACTATTGGATATTTTTGATGATATGAAAATCGAAAATATTGGCGAAATGAAGACTGTTGACTTTATTAGAGCTTTCGCCGCGCGCATGGGAGACATTCTTGCTATTATTTTGATAAAAGAAGACGGAGCTTTTGTTGAAATAGAAACAGCAGATGAATTACAAAAGACTGTCGGAATGGATGTTTTGGTGGAAATGATTGAAGATTTTTTTACTTTCAACGGCATCATTCAATTATTCGGGATGATGTCGCGGATAAAAGTTCAACTCTCGAAATCTCCCGTACCAATAGAAACAAAAGAAACGGGATTATCAAAACCTGCTGGAGCTTAGCGGGAAATGATTATATGACATTCAAAAAAATATTTTTTGAAGAATCAATAAACGAAATTAGCGCAGTAGTGGAGATGGTGCATATTGCTATGATTGCACCTGATATAGAAGAAAAAATATCTTTGAGTGAAAAAGAAAATATTATTAAAGCCTTAAAGGAAATAAAATAATGGCAATGAATGTTGGCGATGTTATTCTTGGGCTTGAAGCAAAATTAAAAGGTTTTGATACTGCAATAAAAGAGATGTCGGCTGTTGAGGCAAAATCAAAAGCACTTGAAAAAACAATCAATAATGCTCTTAATGCCTCGCTTTTGACTCTTGCCGGAACTATCGGAATGTCAGTCAAGAGATTCGCAGATTACTCGGAGCAGATAGACAAGATTGCTATTCAAACAGGAATGACAAGAGAGGCGGTTCAAGAGCTAAACTATGCCGCCTCACAGGAAGGAACCAACATAGAGACACTCGCTCAAGGATTCAAATTCTTGGCAATGTCAATGCAAAATTCATTGTCGGGGCAAGAAAGCTATCAGCAACTTTTCAGAGAATTGGGTGTATCTCTTACGGATGTAAACGGAAAGACAAGAGACATCACATCCGTTTTCTATGATGTTGCGGATGGATTGAATACCATAGATGACGGAACAAAAAGAACAGATGCTATAATGCAGATATTCGGCCGTTCAGCAATAGATCTTAATCTTATTCTTAAATCTGGGTCTTCCGGATTAAAAGAATATGCTGATACCGCGAGAAAGCTCGGACAAGTAATAAGCTCTGATACGATAAAGCAGGGCGAGGCAATGGGGGATGAGTTTTCAAAAATGCAGAAGACCCTCGATGCCTCAATGATGAAGATTGCGGTTGAGGTTATGCCGACACTATCAAAACTGGCAGATACTATCAGCACTGTTGTAAGCAAGTTCAATGGATTCTCTGAAGTGATAAGACAGGGAATATCGATAGCGCTTGCAGTTGCTCAGACAAAATTAACTTCTTTTTTATTTTCGCTTGACAAATATAATGTCAGTATGAAAGATGCTACAGCCAATACTGGCTCGCTTACAACGGCGACAGGGCTGATGATGAAGGGCGCTTTTGACCTTGGGAGTATCCTTTTCTATGGCACAAAAGCATTGATGGCATGGACTCAAGCGCAAAATGATTCTGAGGCGGCGACTCGCTTAATGAAAGAGCAAACGGAAGACGCTCAAAAAGCGGTTGAAGAAATGATAAAAGCAAAAACTCTCGACGGACAGGTTTCTGCAGACCAATTCTCGCTTTTAGAAAAAATGCAGATTGCAATATTATACAGAAACCTTGCCAATAATCAGGCATTGATATCAGAACTTGGAATAGACCAAGACCGAATAAATACTTATGAAATGCTTTATGCAATTACAATGAACACTAATGCAAAAAATACCGAAAACAAAATTATAAAAGAAAATGGATTAAGATTGGATATAGATATTACGGAAGAACTGAAGCGACAATTTCAATTTGAGACCATGAAAACAGGAGCGGCACAGAGATACAATAGAAGTCTCGGGTCTATATCAGATAATGCCGGAAAGACTGCGGAATCCGCTAAAATGATAACAGGTGCAACTCTTGACTGGGGAATGGCTCTTGGCGCAATAGACTCTACAATGACATCTATTCTGGATAAGAGTCAGTCTACTGGTGATAAGTGGAAAGAGATAGTAGCGAATCTTTTGCCTGCTCTTGGTGCAATCATAGGAACACTTATAGCGCCCGGAGTCGGTACAACAGTCGGAGCAGGAGTCGGAGCGGTAGCTGGGACACTGGTTACCGGTCTGAATACTGGTAATATGTCTGCTCCAATCAATATCAATGTAACCTCTCCAGTCTTCTCAGATACGGAAGCAGTTGAGATGACATTCAGGCGAGCCGTTAGAAAGGGAATAACACTGTCAAATGCAGGTGCAATAAATGTCTAAGGCGTCAAAGCTATTTATAAGACTAAACAACGATTCTTCTTATGATTACGATATTGCCGGAAGCATTGACAATCTTTGTCTTCTGTCGGATTCGTGGCAATGGAACGGATTGGCTGGAAATAAATTTAGAATATCTGTAGTTGACAAATTCAGCGGATTGTTTGCTACATTCGCCATCTCGACATCCTGTGATATATATTACAGAGAAGAAGATGTTGACGGCATAACTGATACGAAAGTATGGTCGGGATATGTAGTTAAAGAATCTTTGCAGAGAATGAATTATGAATTACAGTTTGATGTGGTTGACAAATTCATTGACCTTGTGAATACAACGGTTGACTATGCCACGATTGGAACCGATACGGATAACGCCGGATATAAGCAGTCCAATTATATTGAATTAACAACGGCAATAAAGTCGGCAATGCGAGATGCTTCTTATTCGTTTGACTGGGAATATCCCACCAATACCACCTCGCTTCACAGGGTGATGTTTGCGAACGATTTTGGCAACGAAAGGATTGTAGATATATTTTATTCAAAGGCATTGAATTACACAATAATAGCAACAGAGTATTCCGTATGGATATTGAAGTATTATGAAGGCGAAAGCTCGATGTATGGCGGTTCTTGGATGCTTAAAAAGATTTACACTTCAAGCATAAAAATATACAAATTCGTTTATACATTTCAAGGCGAGGCGGTTTCGCGAAGCGGTTCTTATGACTATGTCTATTTAGAAACACAGAGCGAGCCGACAGGTTCTATAAATGAAAAGCATTGCGGTTTTATCATTCGCTTGAGATATTATGCCTCAACATTTTTATTCAAAGATGCACCTGCAATGTTTGCCACCGACAATACAGACCCCGACAATGCCACGCCCTACGCTGATGGTGGAAAGTATATTGTGAGCGGAACTCCAGTATTGAAGTTTGCGGCAAGTGATGCAGAGGTGATGTATTGTGTAATTAAAAAAGATACAGCGAAAGATTTATCTGCATTCCGGACATATTTTAATACGGATTATTCAAATGGGATATGGCAGAGGACTTTATTGCTTTCTATTTCGGGGTCAATGATGCCTTATTATGAGCAGGTAGATTCAAAGTGGGTTATAATTGTAATCTATAATTCCACACAGGCATTGATTGATTCTACAGACTTATCTGATATTACAAGCGGCTATCATTTTACTGGATTTGATAATCTAAATAGAGTTAATAAAACGGTCGCAATGTGGCATTCAAACGGCACGGATAAAGTTCAATGGTCAAATGATTTGAATACTATAAAAATGTATTCAATATCATTTTCAACAGATACATTCACTGCGACATATAAAGCGGTCGGAATAACAGAGGAAAATTACGGGATACTTACAAACGCAGGATTTTCAAGGTTGACAACAGTGCAGAGATTCACGGATGGGACCGCATCTGTTGTTACAACAGATATAGAGACAAACGATAAATTCCCTGAAATTGATTATGCTCTTCCATTTTTGACCTATATCAATACTGGAGTTTATAAATTCAATTTACTTTTTCACAGCACAACACATTCGCATCATTTTATAACGCTTTACGGCACGGACACACGCCTGTATATCACCGATAATGCGGGGGTGCAGAACGGCTCTATTTTTGATTTGATTGTCAATTATGGGAAGCCCATCGGAATGGTCTGCAGATATAATCTTACATTGGACAAATGGGAGTTTGTCAATTATGATTATGCTTCAACACTACATACGCTCGATTCTGCTCTGATAGATAACGGCGAGATTATAGAGAACTATTATCAGACAGATTATAAGGAAGAATTTGTAATAAAAACACCATATCGACTGATAAGCAAAAACGGATATGGGAAAAAAGTAGTTTATACGGTCTCAATGGAAGGCGACTGGCAGGGCATTTTCACTGCACTTGCAGTATATTTCACAACGAGGCGAACGGAGTTCTCGCTTAAAATATCAGGGTTTATGGAGTGGCAGGCATTTGACAGAATTGCTTATCGTGGAACTAATTATAGACTGAAAAGCATATATCATAAAGTGGATAAAGATGATAATATTACACTTGCGGAGCTTGAAGCAATATGATATTCAAGGTATACAATTCTTCAAATTCAATGATTGCGGTTTACTCGATAACTCATTCCACCTATCAGAAGAATTTTGATTCAAAGGTTAAGTCCTTGCATAATTCATATACTACGGACATCCATATAAACAAAGAGCAGTTTGGGGTATTGTCTGTAAAGTTCATAATCACTGCATCTGATTTAGTTAAGATTCATAAACTTTATACATTCCAAGCTAATCCGAGTTATCGAATAACCTTTTTAGACCCCGAGACAGATTTTGAATACAACATACATTGCACTTCACCATTTCAGCAGAACAGATTGGGATTGAAAGATGTTGTGTCATATTATGAATTTAATCTTACGGCAGATATAATAGGATTGGGTGCATTCCCGACATACAAGACTGGTGACGCTTCGTTTTGGACTCAATGGTCTGAGCGGTGGGAAGTTGGACCGGTTGCAAATCAAACGGATTTAATCGCGCATCCATATTATTCAAACAAGCTTGACTTTTCAACTTTTGGGACGCCAGGATTCACTTCCTACGCATATATATTAGAAAACTCAAATTGGCTGGAACATGGAGATGGTACTCTTTGGATAAAAAAATATTATACAAGTGATGGACAATATATCAATTATGACCTTTCTGGTCTACCAGATTATACAGTATTAAGAATATCTCTTAATAATATCAGAACTTTGACGCCGAAATATCCATCAAGACTTGAGGTATGGCTATATCTCGGGGATTATAATGTTACGAGACAAGCTATACATATAACATATGGATGGCATATGACATATATTCAATATAGATATGCATTTTATGATGGGGCGCTTGGAAGTGCAGAAGTTTATTGTAGTATCCAGAATAAATATGTGAATGTTCAGAATCCGGTAGACTTATGGCTCGAGCATAAATGTAGTATCATATCATCTCCAAACCGAGATCCTTATCTAAAAGTGAAAGACTTGGGCTATGGAGGGACTGACGCTAAATACCAATGGATTTCTGGGAATTATGCTCCAAAGATAACAAGATTGCGATTTGGTTTTCGATCTGAAATTGGACTAGGATTGCTTATAGAGAACGGACTCGGTAGTATAATATTCGAACCCGATTGGCCGAAGGAAATTATAATATCATGACAACACGAGTTTTGAAAGTTTATAATGGCGACACGCTTATCGAGACCTTTACTCTTGGCACTGATATAGGTCATTACCTCGTGGAAAGAAACGATGTAAGAAATGAATTGAGAACTATTGAGACTGTTAATACGAAATACTATAAAGAGATTTACAGACCGACATATAAATTCACTTTTAATGATGTGACACTCGCAGATATAATCAATATGTTCGCACATGAGATTTTATTTTATTCATTCTTTTTAATTGTGGACGGATTTGAATATCAGGTTATACCAATGGCTTCGACACTCAGTCCCTATCATCCTGCAATAAGCAATTCTAAATGGATTGTGGAGTTCGCAGATATACACCAATACGATGTTCCGAGATTGGACATTTTGGGAGAGTATGACTTTATATATCAAAATGATAATAAGATTGGACTACCTGCATCGAGCGAAATGACATTGAAGTTTTTATGTGATTATTCAATTTCAATGATAAATGTTTTTGGAGATACTACCGCCGACCTTGTATTAACTCATACCGACATAAGCGGTGCGGATTCGCAGGGCTATACTTTGAAGGATTCGGCAATAGTATCTATTAAGCCACAGATTGGAATTAACATATTGAAATTAAAAAGCAGTGTAGCTGTTGAAATAGATAAACTTTTTATCTGGGGTATGTAAAATGCAAAATACATTAAAAAGCGGTGATGGAGTTGTTACAGGAGCAGGAGCGGGCGCATACCTTACAAATAAAAGGTATCTGCTATACTCTTTCGCTTACTCATATTTGACCTTATGGTTTGAATACATATTGGCTGAAGCGTCAACTATTACAGTTGAGATATACACCTCTACTGATGTTCTGCGGAGATCCACTACATTCACATTACCGGCGGCTACTTCTTTTACATCATCTGGGTTTCAGAATATTACACTTGCAAGTTTGACTACAAATAGGATTTATTACTTCAAAATTAAATCGAGTAAAGCAATACAGATAAATAATTTCTGTGCGAACTTAACCGAAACGGGGGTATCATGAAAAGATTTTTAGTGTTATTTTTAATTTTAATTGTGGCAATAATTGGTTTCGCTTCGTATCCTGCATCGGGGACATATCAGGATTTGAGCGGTGGCGGATTCTATCAGTGGATAGTGGTTCGCTCTGTTTTCCCTGATAGCACATTGGCATCACAGCTCGGAGATACTTCTCAGTATTTTTATAGAGCATACATAGATACGCTCTGGGTCAATTCTATCAGGGGTGTTGATTTAGATTCTATCGGGACTAATAACCCCGACTCGCTTGGTAATAGACCCGCGTCAGCATACCTTATAAATACAAACGATACTACGGCGACATTATACATATCTAAGGCGTATATAGATTCTTTTTTGGATGATTCAATATCGAGTAAATCCGCATTCAAGATGCTAAATAAATCTATCAAGTTTACAAATGCGGCGGGTGATACAGTCAAAGCGCTTATACAGGGCGACTTCGTGGGGCTATATGATTATGTCAATAATGTAACGAGCGTGATAGGAAATCAGGGTTTTTATAAATACAATACGGCGGGAGATTCGGGATACTTTTATTTGAGAGATTCCTCTTTTACATTTTGGGATTACTCTACACAGATACCCGTAATACAAATGACAGTTACAGATACGGGATACGGCGAGATTAAGGTCTCGGGCACAGAGAATCATCTTGGAATATATGCCTATGGATTGGGAGTAACGGATACAACGGAGGACTCGCTTGTATTTACCTTGACAGATGAGGGCTTAAATTTTTACAGGCGAGCCGACCAACAGATCTACTCTCGATTCGGTTTGAACAATCTGACGATGTTGGATACTACGGGAGGGGTTGGATTTCCTGTTGTTGTAATGAAAAGAGACACGATATATTTTGATAATTTAGGTTCTGGTGGAAGATTTTATAATGTTTCAAATAGAAACTGGAATTTACGAGCAAATCTGTTGGCTGATTCTTTGATTCAAGGTCTCAATGGCAACTTTACAAACAATTTGACCGTTACCAACAAGGCGACAATAACGGATTCGCTGGTTACGAATACCTTATTGGCGGAATCGTTAGATGTAGATACAATAGATACTCGAAAGATTACGGCTGATACATCATACTCGTATAGACTGACAGGAAAAATATTAAAAATAGATTCAACGGCGACAATTAAAGGTGGGTTAAATTTGGGAGGCGGATGGACGGCAGGTGTTGACACTGGATATTTTTATAATATGAGCCATGTTATCGCACATGGAAACGTTATAATATATGATGATGTCACCTTAATAGGAGATACACTTTCAAACAATCAATCATATTTTGGTCTTTCGGATGTTACAGACAGCAGTAGGATACAGATTAGACCTTACTCATTAAGGTCATTTAAGTCGCTTACGACAGCTTCGAGGGATACGGACAGCACTTATTGGGGCATATATAATTATGGTTATGACTTGTTAAAATATGCAACACAAGACACCACTCTCAAATTAAGGGATGGATATATATATGCGAAGGATTCTATATTTACAGGCGCAATAAAATCAAAGAGTGGCACAGACTCTATACTCATCACCGATGGCACGATTGTAGTGACGGACTCTATTATTGGAAATGGGGAAGGCGTGATAACGGGATTTGATAAGATACAGAGTGATAGCGTGTACGTGGGTGATAATTTAATACGGGATAATGGAGCATATTTATTCACAACAGCACTTACGCTAAATAATATTCAAACTGACAACATTTATGCGACGCACTACTATAATGCTTCAACCCACCCATTGAGGCTTTGGTTTAACCAAGCCACAAACCCACTTATAAGATGGTATATAAATAACGCTGATAACGCCGCCGACTCATCAGCGTTTGAGGATTCTTTGCCTGACATAACGGGAAAGTCTGGGCGAATAAAAATAAAAAGGCAGACTACACTTACAAAGCCACTTATTAACAATAACATGTTCATTCTTTCAGAAGGAAGATTTAAGGATGACACCGTTTTTATGTTGACTGATACGTTTACTACATTCACAAGTGGTATGCAGTTTATTGATACTACGGGAGATGACTCTTTATATACGAGAGTTAGAAACACTTGGATAAAGCAATAACAAGGAGCAATAAAATGAAACACTTTGAAAGATTTTTTACAATTATCATTGACATTTTCGACA